CGTTTGAACTATTTTAAAAAAGGAGGATAAAAGATATGTCATGGAAAGGTAGAGTCAGAAGAAGTATGCAGCCATGGCCCTGGTGGGCTATAGCGTTGTTATTCTTTGTTGCATTTTTGTTGAAAATGTTATAGAAGTGGAAGAGGAGAGTGCTGGAAAGTTGTATTTCCATACTCTCCTCAATGCAATGTTTGCAGGCATATTTCAGCCCACGCACATCCTATAGATGTACTATATTTCGATATGGATATTTTGTATGATTTCCATTTGTCAATCATCTGTTTTTCTTCATTGAAATTCATATTAGTTGTTGGATCTCATTTAATTCATTCTGATTCAAGACACGTCCTTTGTTTAAGATAATTAACGAATCACACAAAGATTTTTCAACCCGTGTCAGCGAATCCAATTTTACAAATGATGGCTTGAGAAATGGTGGGTTGTAAGATTTTATTCTCCTGTTCGTAGGAAAAGCAAGTTTTCTTTCTTTGCCTTTCGTTGTTGAAACATTTAAAACTTCAATATAAGTATCTGTTGTCTTAACAACAAGATATGTCCTGTCGTATGCTGGCATAGCACCATCTAAAAATTGTATTTTACCTAACACACCTTGTCCTTCGATAAAATTCATTAGTAAATCACCAGCTTCCCATCATCAAAATAAATTGTATACGCGTCGTCATCTGACTGTAAAGAAAACACCTCTAATTTTTCAATGATATCATCTGTCAATTCAAATCCATCATAGTAAAAGGTTACTCCATTGATAACTTCACTCGCAGATACATCATTCAAATTCTCTCTGTATGCCGAAATAATTTCTTGCATTCTATTGATGTCTTCCTTATGAGACATCATATCTACTTCGGAAAGTATCTTTGTATGATATCCATTATTACTCGTTCCATTTTGATAACCAACTTGCCAAAAACTAAATGTATGATTGATTTCCGATAATTCTCTTGCCGACGCGTGACCAAATATATCCATAACTAATTTCAAAATTTCATATTCACTTTCGGAAAAATCAGGTTGGTATAAATCACTATCATGTTTGAAAGTAGAATAATCATTTTTATATCGTAATCGTACTTTTTCTACTACACAGCCATTTTGAAATGCCAATACAGGGTCTGAGAAAAGTAATTTTCCATTTTCGGCAATATTGGCAAGATCTGATAACACTAATAGTTTCTGAAGTTTCATATTGCCGTCATAGGTATTTGGTTTTGAATCTGCCCCGTTTTTGATAAAATATTTAGCAAAATCATATACATCTCTCATTTTTCATCCCTCCCAGACAATATGATCATGAATTCTAATGTTTACTATCATTGTATCATGAGTATAGCACAATTCAAGATACATCGTCAAATATCTATTTATTCTCCAATGTAATCGTAATTTTATAATTATCTAGCGACAGAAGATTGGCTATGATATCTGAAAGTTTTTCTTTTTTATCAGATTTATCTACTTCTTCATATACTGTATTCGATTCCTGTTCTGCTAATATTTTCTTAACATTTAATGTTTCCCTACATGCATCAATAATACCATCTGGATCAGATTCTAATATTTCAAATACTAATTTAGATTTAGATTCCATGCTTTCACATCCTCCATTGTTATTGTAAATTAATACATCAAACTTGATATTGGCGCAACAATTCGATTAACAGATATTTTTTTATCAGTTACAGTACTATCAATATTGGCACTTTCATTCGCGACATCTAATAAGTGTGGTTGCGCCATTGATTTAAGATACTCGATAACATCTAACACATTATAATTTTTTCTGTCTACTAAATGTTTACATACCGTTCGATCTAAAGAACCTGGAAGATTAATTTCCTTTGGCATCTCACTTTTTGCATTAATAAACTGCTTTACAATATCCCATCCCTCATAAAAGATTTCCATAAAGGAATAATCGTATGGAACAGGGCATATGATAAGATTCTTTGTCTCGTGCTGTATAATTTTGTCAGATTTTCCTTGTCTGGACGGTACAATACCTAAACGCAACCCCCTTGCAGATTCAAGCTGCGATGGATTAATCTTTACCGTAGTTCCAACCCATTTGTCTTGTAATGTATTGCCTACAAATAAATCTGCTTTCCACAATCCATTTATACTACTCGGTAATTTTTCGCGTTCTTTTGGTTTACGGAATGCTGCAGCAACACCATTTATATGTTTCTTGAGCTTGATTGGTTGTCCTTTCTTTCCTGTAAGCAACAGTGAATCATCTGTAAGATGCTCCATAACACTATCTATAAATTGGACTTGCCCACTTTTCTCTGCTCCAAATAGAATAGAAGATGGATCTGTTCCTTTAATCTTACAATATTTTGTTAAAGCATCATCGATTCTATTTAATACATCACTGTTTTTAGAGATAATAGCATTATGTACCGCATATTCAAAACAAATACCACAATCACCATCTCCTGGAACATACATACGAGTGAACATTCCAAGAGACATATTTTTATAACCCCCAATTTGAGATACGATATCTTGTTTTAAAGACATAACAAGCCCATATAAAATAGGATGTATAACTGAAAAGAGTGCTTCATATTCAGAATTAACTTCATTCATTTGGATACATTTTGATAATTGAATCATATGTGTCATCCTCCTCATATTCTCCTTTCATTATAATCCGACATATTTTTTATTTCAAGTTATAATCCCATTATTTTCCAACAACGCCAGAAATAGGATAGAAGCTGGCGTGTGATGAGAAAGCATCACAACTTTCGCGTACCGTGGAACATGCATTCAACGCATATAAACTATGGCATTATATACGCTGGAGGAAGGGTGTTCTCTCTACTCCTCCTAACTTTCATATGCTTCGCTCGTCATTATGACATTATCTTTAATTCCATAATTGCTGCTAACGTTTCACATATTACTATACGTAGTCAGGTTGGCTCGTGCGTTCTCGCGGAATTTTCATCCGTTTCACTGCATTACTGCAGAATAGCGAATTCGACGAATTAATCCTCTATTTATTTTTTACAAGCACTAATCTCCCTACGTTGAAATATCATTCCATTGCTATGATATTCTCCGCATTGATAAGCCAGTTTACGATAAACTATAGCCAGGATTTTGGCTAACCTATGCTTGATATAAATTTGAAACCACCAAGTGCTGTTAAAGCTGTGCCAAGTGGCCCAAGTGTTTCAGTAATTTTAGTAAGAATTTCTAAGAATTGCGTTCCGCTATCTATGACAGCCTTGAAAGTGTCTGATGATAGAACAGAAGTTGAAAATTCTTGGAATGTAGCCTTGAATCTTTCAAGACTGTAATCGATACCCTTTTGGTAATTAGTTAATTCCCTTTCGGCGGAACCTTCGGAATCGTTCATCGCAGTATTAAGCGCTTGACGAGCAATATCGTACTGGCTCATAAGGGCGCTCATTACATTGCCTTGATTTTTCTTTGATATTCCGGAATATTCGCAAGATATTCCGATAATTATATATTAATACATAAATTTTATGCTATTTTAATTTGATCATCATACATTCCATTCTCGAAATCAGAAACAAATTGATTCCATTGATCTTCAGTATTCACACACTTACTGTAAATGGAATGGTATAATAAATGTATGTCTTTTCTTATACAGACACCGAGAGGATATCTACTATGTACAATTTGAAATTTCTCTAATATATCCTCAAGTTCTTCTTGTGTATAGTTCTTGTAATCTTTGATTTCAATATTATATTCTTCAATTGTTTCATTTACGATATTAGCAAATCCATATTTATGATGTATTACGAAATCTTTACTACCAGTTAGGACACATCTATAATTACAATTCTTCATTGATTCATTTTTCCATGTTTGTAAATGTCCTCGAAGATATTTTGTTAAACCTTCATACCCAGAACCATCTTTATTAAAATGCAATAGACCTAAAGATAATCTTCTAGCTTGAGTCGCCTTGTATGTGCGACCCAATTTCTTACACATAATCATATCAGCTTCAGTTTTCCAGTGTAATAAAATATAATTATCTTCTTCCTGAGTCCATGGGTGATAATCAAAAGACTGTAAATTTAAATGTATTGCATGGGTAATGATAGAAGTTCTTGTACGGTTCGGAAAATATAATTGTACATCGTCAACTGACATTCTTGGATATATATCAGATAACAAATTATTTTCTTCATCAGACCAAAATTCACGACTTTTTATACCTAAACGTTTCGCTTTTGTTAATATTGCTTTGTATGATCTGTTCGGTAGTAATGCTTCTACCTTTTTAATATTTGTTGAATAATATTTTCTAATAATACATAGTTCTTCTTCAGACCAGGCAGATTCATTAATCATTTTTATTCCAAGTTTACTTGCCTTTGTCATGATAGTTTGTTTGTTACTATTTGGAAAATGTTTCATTATAAAATCCCAATCTCCATATGGATAATAATCTTTTAGAAATTGAACATCTTCTTCCGTAAATCTATATGTTGTGTATTTGTACAATCCTAAATCTTTTAATTTGTTTGAAATAGAAGATGGATTGCGATCGTATTTCTTTGCCAATTCAAATGGTCTTAAACCATTTCCGTTATCGTAATCTTTAATAATATTGTCTAATTCTTCTTTTGTAAAAAATCTTTTTGCCATTCAGCATCTCCTTTTATTTTTGAGCATAATAGTTTATTCTCTGTTTCTTTTTCGCATATAAAAATAAAAATCAAGTGCTTCTTTTAAAGTACTTGATTCGTCAAAAATCCAATATTCACGATCATTAATTATTTTACATGTTCTATCAAAACCAAGAGAATATAAATATTTTGCTAATCTCTTATTATTTGTTTGATAAATAACAGCTCACCTCAATTTGTATGTATTAATATATAATTTATCTTATACTCATCGTATAAGAATAGACTATGTTTTCACCTTCACCTTATGTGTTAAGGGCATACTCTTTTGGACGCCATTTGCGATTTGCGCCCTACTTCTATAGAGTTGAGTATTCAGGATTTCCACCTTTATTTTATAATCCATTTGGATATTCCCAACTCCCTCATGGGGAATAGTCGTTGAACGTTCACCCTCGACTTAACTAACATATGGTCTATGTATAACGTTAGGGTGCTTCGCTGCAAACAAGCAATATATCTCTACGTTTTTAAACATTCATAATCTAGTTTCCCGATTATTGTAGTGTAGAGCTTTATGCTGCCCTTGCAATTAAGTATGTTCTTTGATTTATATTTCTATAAATTCCGGCAAGATCATAAAATTCACCGGCAATCAACTCAGTTACACTTCATATTTTTTTGTTAATATAGCCCTCGCTTAAAGCTATACCAATTATTATTGAGTCAGGTAATAATTCTTATACTCGCATATAAGATCAGAGTACTTTTTAACCACATTATTCATCTTAAGAATAATAGCAGTCACACCATTTCAGACTTCATTTAGCGATTAAGCCCTACATTAAGGATCTCTCCCCCCTGACGTTGGGGTACTCGTTTGACACATCCCTATTCGGGACTTTGCGACCAAGCTACCATTTCTAATTTAAAATAATTAGCAAAATTTCTACTTAGGCTTTTGACCATATAGAATCTCTATCGTTGTTTTACTTTCGTTACATTCATATCAGCATGTTTCATCCATATTGTAGTGATAGAGCATTAGGTTTTACTGGTTTTAGATGTGTTCTCTTATGCACATTTCTGTACATACAGGCAAGTGTAGTCTGCCTGCTGGATGTCTGTTAAATCAGACCATTTATTTGCTAACTCATCAAGAATTTGATAAGTAGACTTAAAGGTATCTTTATCTTTTAAAATATCTACGCCACTAAGCGCAAGAACTTCTTTTCGGAGTTTGGCAGTAGAAGTTACCATTCCTTCGGTGTCTAAACCGGCCTCCTGAAGGTCTGTCTCAGCGCCTCTTATGCGCATTGAGATCGTTTTTAGTGCGGTTCCAATTTTTTCCGGATTTTGAATTACACTATTCGCCGCACTAGCCATCGCAACACCCTGTTCATACGTATTGCCAGCGGCTTTTAGCGATGATGCAGATCTTTCAATTGCTTCAAAAATACCTGCTGTATCAATAGGCTGTGTATTGGCTCATTAAACTTGTTACTTTTCTTATTCTCTACAAATAAAAAAGAGTAGGTCATTTCTGCCTACTTCTCACGTTTTAAAAAATATTCGATTATTGCGTGAGGTCGGACTATATATTCTTCCTATTTATAATAGGAGAGCAACTTCACTAAATTATGTCTCCATAATAAAGCCTGTAGTCTCTACGCATTCTTGATAAAAATCAAGTCTTTGCTCGGTCTGAACTATCTCTAGCCTTTAACCGATATAGTTGCTATCAATATGTATTAAGCACATAAAGCATATACATTACTGTACATGGAGGCAGCTATGTTTACCTCATTTGCCACATCTACGATATGTTGCGCTTGATCTGCTTCTAGTTGAAAACCTTTCAATGCACTAATTAGACCAGAAGAGGATGTTTCCTGAGTCATGTTATCTCCGACACGTTGCAGAAGAGTAGTCATGTCAGACAATTCTTTTGCGTCATCAAGAGAATATCCGAGACGTTTCCAATCCGCAGTACTACTAATTACATCACTAACTGTAGCACCATATTTCTTAGCACTTTCAGCGGCCTTATCCCAATACTGACTTAATTGGCTCTCTGATGCATCACTTGCAACTTTTGCTAATTCAATTTGAGCATCATTAATTTCCTTTACATTAGAAACAACCTTTGATGGAATTTCCATAACGACATTCTGTAACATGCCGTAAATTCCAGTGAATTGAGCAATTTGATTAACAGCACGTTTTGTATCTTGCCAAAAACTTGCACCTGTTAATCCATCAGCAGAAATTTTTGCTTTCAAATCCCTAGCTTTAGCGTCAACTTCTAACTTTTGTCCTTCTGTTGTTACATTTTTATAAGCATCACGGACTTCTTCAAGCTGTGCCTTATATTTCTTCCATGCCTTGCTATTGTTATTGATATAAGATTGCATCTCATTTGACGCACGTAAAGCGACCCCAGGTGCTAGTGTTGCAGTTTCTTCAGCTTTGACCTGTTTTATCGCAGTTTTATATTTTTCTTCTTCTTCAGTCATCTTCTGAAGATTTTCACTAAGGCGTTTTACCTCTTCATCACTAAGATCAGAAACATTCGTATCTTTTAATGATTTTTGAAAGTCTTCACGAATCTCTTTGAACTGTTTAAGGCTTTCTCTTGCACGAGTCAATGACTCAGAAGTTTGCCCCTCATACTTAGAAAGAGTATTTTTATATCCAGCTTCCGTTGCAGAATATGTTCCAGTTTGCAATTCTTTCTGAACTTCTGCTAATTTTTTACGAGCATTAATTTCCTGCTCGATGCCAGAAATAATTTTAGAATTATCATAGTTGACAGCTTTTGTAATTCCGGAATCACTATTAGTATAAGAATCTCGTAGAGTCTTTAATTTTTCTAATTGTGATTTGCTTGCAAAACCGTCGGAATTTTTTACAAGATTATCAATTTTATCAATAGTTCTCTGAAGTGTGGTACCATCTAGATTTTTTGAAAGTGAAGTTCCAAGCGTTTTCGCGGTAGTTTCAATTTCATTAAGCTTTGCATTCAAAATATCAGCATCCGAAGCAATTTGTGTTAAATTTCCAGAAGATCCTTTTGCTAATTCTGCTTTTATACTAGCCTGTTTATCATGTATGGTACTCACTGTTTTGTCTAAAGATGATAAAATGTTTGCAGAACCATCTTGTCCAGCATACTGAGATTTAAGCTTTTCAACTTTTGCATCAAATTGTTTTATAGAACTATCTGATACAAGTGTTTTTGCTTGAGCTACTTTTTTATCAATGGCATTTTGAAGCTTTGCGGCATTTGAATCTCCAACAACGGTATCTTTTTTAGATGTTTTCTCCATAGTGCTATTGACTAGGGTCATGACATTTTTAAATTCTTTACCAGCAGAAGTGCATTCATCAAATTTTGACTTAATTTGATCCATTGATGCGCCAGAAGTAACAAGACTTGATAATTCTTTTTCCAAACCTGTTATAGTTGTATCAAGTGTTCTTGCTCTTTCAATTGCATCTGTGGATTGTCCAGCATAATTACTTAGTTGTTTCGAACGCTGTCCCTGACGAATAGCAGTATTGTCATCATTTCCATAAGCTTTGATTGTAGCATTTTTCTCATCGACATACGTGTTGTAACCATTAGCTTTTCTACGAAAATGATTAAGAGCTTTTTGCTCCAATTCATCATTATAAAAACCTTGCTTTTTTGCATCTGCAATATATTTTCGATTTGCAGACATTTCATCAACTAAATCAGAAATCCGACCTTTGACATACTGTTTATCCTCTGTGGCTACTTTGCCTTTTGCTTCTTTTGTCTTTAATGAATAATATTCCGTTACGTCTTTATTTAACTGAGAGTATGCTTTTTGAAGATCAACAACAGTATCTTTTTCAGATGTTAGCTTATTATTATTGTAATTTTGTTGTACGCCATTAGATTTTGTATAGCTATAAGAAGTAGAAGACTTGCCGTTTTTTCCATAACGAGTAGATCGTACAACTTTGTCGGCATTTATTCCATCAAGCTGATCTTTATCATCCGCAGTTTTTTTTGATGATTTTGTCTTAGTTGTTGATTTCTTAGATTTTTTTTTGATCTTTTTATCTAGATCATCTATTTTCTTTTCTGCAGTAGACGAAACATCTGTATCAACCGAAATTTTTCTCTTTTTTTTTACTTTTTTATCTAACTTATCAAGTTCAGAATCATCAACCTTTGGCTTAATATTTGTGCCAGCAAGTTCTTGAAGAGCTTTATTTGTTGCCTCCAAAGTCTCTTTTAGATTTTTTGTATCATTGGTAATCTCTTTAATACCTTGACTGATTTTGTCTTCCATTTCGGCTCTGATTTTTACTTCGCCTATATATTGTTTTGAGTCAGACATTTATACCTCCAATCTAATCATCATTTAATATATCATTGATTCGTTTTTCAATTGCTATATTAATATAAGGGGACAACCGTCCAGATTCTATCTGTTGTTGAATGTATTCTTCTGGTGTCGGAGATGTATTTGGCGTCAATAGCCATCTGCCTTCGCCGTGCTTTCCCTCTTTAAAAAACTTATCAAAAGCATCTGCAGCAGGTAACGAACTTCCACCAAAAAAACTTGGATAATCGCTCATTTCTCCTTCATTTGTTATAGCATACAAACCAGAACCTTCGGATGATACCGACGTTTTAACCCCAGTTTTGAAATTATTTGTTCTTTTATAAACAGATCCTTCATCATGTTTATAATATTCTGCTAATGCCTCATCTTTTAATTCATTCATTTTTGGCTGTAAATCTATAGCAACTTGATTTGCAATTTCTGAAGAAATGTTATTTAATCTTTTTACTTTTTTTTCGTTTTTTTCAATTGCTTCTTCACATTCTTTCAATAAGTCATTGATCGAATTAAAAAGTCCATCCATAGATATAGACATGATATATATCTCCTTGTTATAGAAAAATCTTCTGACATTTGACTGCCAGAAGATTTAATTAATTCTTATTTTTATTTATTCTTTTCTGTCATTCTTTTTTGCACATCCATGACAGTATCAACCATTACATCTCGAATTGCTTTTGCATTAAGCATTTTACTTTCATTCATTTTCTTAAGAATGTTCATAATCATTCCAATGCTTTCTGGATTTTCAAGAACAGGTTTTGCAGCAACCTGAACATTTCGTCCAATATTTGCTACAGCATTTGCCATTTCTGCAATTTCCGTATACATTTCATGTTTTTCATCCGTACAATGAATCATTTTTTGTAGTTTAAAATCTACAATCTTTTGTACACTTTCCATCACATGGTTTTTGGTATTGATATACGTAAAATTAATATCATTTTTCTTATCTGATTTATCTACATTATAGAAAAATTTATTTACATGCGCATGAAGATTTTGATCTTGCATAACACAATCATAGATTACATCGTCTTTTTCAAATTCAACACCGTCAATAAAATAAACAGCAATAGCAGTAATAAGTGCAGCTTCCTTATTCCACGGTGTATACTCACCGCCTTCAAACATATAATCTACAATGAAGTCAATTGCTTTTTTCTCATCTGCAAGCGTAATAACCGGTTTAATTTTTACATATTTTGTAATCATTTATTTTCTCCTTTTTATTCCTGATAAACTCTAACTTCCCAATGATATCCGTCATCTGTATGAATACTATATTTATCAGAATAAGCATCATACTTCACATGACAGATCTGGGAAGAGTTTTCTACTATTTTGAAATACAAGTGTGACGGCAAACAATAATTTCTCTTTTTTAAAATATCATCTATTTCACTAGAGTACATTGTTTACCTCGCATGTATCTTTTATAAACTGCTTAACATCATAAGCATAATTTACTTTTTTAATACGTGACTGTACATGTACCGTATTATATTTTGATAAATCCTTTTGATTAAAAGATTTCTTGCCAATTTCCGATATCATCTTATTAAATTCTTGAATCCTCATAAAATATGTATCATTGTTTTCTGTTCGAAAATTGAATAAAAATCCTGCAATTAAATTATGTTCGCTTGCGTCCGTAAGCTCATCAATTTGATTCTTACGAATCATGCTTAATGGGATACTTGTACCATTAGTTGATTTTTGCTCTAAACAATAGAGTGTTTTTGACTTGTCATCTAAAATCAAACAATCACACATGTTATGACTTGTAAATCTTGTATTTTCACCAGATGCAAAGCTGGCTGCATTATCTTTCAAACGATAATACCAAACGTCTGGTAATTTATTAACAGAGTTTTTCCAATCAGTTTCAAATTGTTTTCCTGCGTTAATGGCGATTAAAATCACTTCCTTCCATATATGATATGAGAGCAGTGTTCAGTCTTTTCTGCTCCACGAAATAACAAAATGCTCTTACCAGGCGACTGAACTTTAGTCTAGTAAAAGCATTTTGGATGTGTTATAATTAAACAAAAATCTTGGAGGTATTTTATTATGCGTAATTTTACAGATGAAGAATTAGAACATGTTGCTAATAAACTTTATAAAGAATGTTTAGATAAAGGCATGGATGAAGATGGCGTTGTTGCGGCGAATGTATCCGTAACACTAGATCTAATTAAAAAATTCGTTTTAGAATTACAGAATTTTAATGACTAAAAACGTAACTTATCATAGTCATTTTTCATATCTTCATACATAGATTGTTTTGTTCTTTCAACAATCATGTTTATAAATTTATTGTATAATTTTCGAAACATATAAGACCTTCTTTCTTTTAATGACCGTGAGCATTTTAATAGTTCACGGTCACTTTTTACTTTCGATGAAATTCATCTTTCAATATTTTGATTTGTATGACTTTTCATTTCGTCAAATTTCACAACAGCAGGGATAACTGGAAGATGTTCCATACAATAATTAAATTTTGCATCTCCCAGATGATTCCCGCCACATTTTTTGTAACAAAAATGTAAATTAATGAATTCTTCAACCTCGTCTTCTGGTATTCCATTATTGGAAAGATAGGATTTATATTTTTGGTTAATGCGATCCGCCAAAGATTCTTTTTGAGCTTGAATTAAATTTTTGATTTGTTCTTGTTCTTCTTCATCTGATTTAACAATTTGAGATATGTTATTTTTTAATTCCTGCTGGATTTGCAAACTTTGCTTTCTATCATGGATTCTATTCTCAGAATATGTATTCACAATATTTTGCGTATCCGTGATAGCTTTACGGATCTCTTCCAGATATTGATCTAAATTTTCTTGTATTTTCTTATCATGTTTTATTGACTGCCTGACGTCTTCTTCACGTTGTTTTGAAAGTTCTTTTACCTCTTTTGCTGTATTTATAAGTAATTCATGTTCTTCCTTCTTTTCTCTCATCGCTTTTGTTTCGAGTCCAAGAAAATCACACAAAAACCAATGTAAAACTTGAATAATTGCCTGAAATCCTAGCAACGCTACAAAGATTGTTATTCCGAACGCTTTCCAGTCTATGCCAAAAAAATCACGTATAGGTTCCACATTACACCTACACTTTCTAAGCCTTTGGCTCTGTGTAAGTCATAGCATTCTCTGAATCGTCAATACCTGCTGTCGTAGGATCAATTACAATACCTAAAATTGCCAATACTACGAACACTGCTTTAACAACGTTAACCAATTTGTCTCCAAGTTCGCTCAAGTCAATTGTGAAACCAAATACTGCAGCAATAGTTTGAATAAGTACAATCACTGCTGGAATTAATGAAATCCAGAACATTTTATTTTTTACTCTAACGAGCCAATTAATATTTCTCATATTTTACCCTCCATAATTTTGATATGATAGGAGAGTGATAATACACTTTTACGCCCATAGCCATGAGCAACCTATGTTAAGTTCCTCAATGTCATGACACAATTTTTAATTTGATTACATACATGATCAAGTTCTTCTTTTGTTTCTGATCCGTTCAAAGTCAAACGAATTCCATTATGAATATATTTTGCGTTCATACCGATAGCAATTAGCACATCCGATGGTTTTGGATTTCCCGAATTACAAGCAGATCCAGTAGATACAATTACACCATACTCATGAAGTAAGGTCATTAATGCTTCGCCAGACACTCCTTCAAAACACAAGAATAAATTATATGGTAGTCTATTATTATAGGAGCCAACAACAAAAAAATTTGGAACTAATTCTGATAATGTTTTCACGAGATAATCTCGTTTTTCTGATGTACATTGATCATAATTATAATGCTTTACAACGTATCCTAGAGTTAAGATTCCAAGTGTGTTCTCTGTTCCACCAAAAAGTCCATGTTCTTGTGAACCATATATAATAGGAGACAATTGAATATTATCCTTTTTATATAAAACCCCACACCCTTTTAAAGATCCTAATTTATGCGCAGAAAATCCTGCAATATCAATATCCAATTTCTTGACATCTAGTGGAATTTGACTGATCGACCCAGTGCAATCAACATAAATTTTACCGTTATAAAAATGGATCAAATCAGTGAGCTTTTTTACATCTTGTATTGTACCGATTTCACTGTTAGCATAATCCATAACCACAAAACTTTTTTTATTATATATAGAAAGAAGAGATTTCAAATCATCAAAATCAATTTCACCCTGTCCATTAACTTTTAATGGAATAGCATCTCTAATTGTTTTCACATAATTTAAAATTGATTTATGTGCAATAGGAGAGTACAGAATAACACATTCATTTTGGTCTTTATATCCTTTGACTGCTAACGTATTAGAAGCTGATCCTCCAGAAGTAAATAAAATATTACTTTCATCTGCATGAATAAAATCAGCAATATTTTTTCTTGATTTATCAATTTTATTCCGAATATTTCTTCCTTCTTGATAAGCACTGGATGGATTATAATAATCGTCTAAAATAGATATAATATAATTTTTCGTCTCTTGATTTAATGGAGTAGTGGCAGCATTATCTAAATAAATTTTCATAGTCGCACCTATTAATCATAATATTCATTATTGATGTAAAAATTTTTCAATGCTTCAAATAATTCCGGTGTCTTTTTATATTTCCAAAGAGTTTTTCCGGTATCATCTACCTTTACGAATTCATAACGAATACCGTATTCTTTTAGATATTTATATTCGTCAACAAAAGAAGTTGCATATTCTTTATCAAACTTCATTTTTCCTTTTATTCCTTCCTGATATATAAGCGTAAAAAATAGGGGTGCGTATAATTGATATATACGTACCCCTATAATTCTCATATATCAATCAACACTATTTTTATTCACTTTAGATTTTGGAACAATCTTTACAGCTTGTTCTCTTTTTTTTAGTTGCAGTAACTTTTTTATCATTCTTATTACCAATAATTTCTGATACAAGTTTTTGGATATTTTCCTTGTAGGTAGAAACTTTTGATAAATCACACAATGATAGGTCAGTAACTGCCGTTTCTTTGCTTATTGCACCTTGAGCGTAATCGCTTACAGTTTCAAAAACATTTTTGCAATTTTCTGTATCAAACAGATTCATCCACATCGGGAGATTCTTGCTCGTAGGACAATATCCGCAATACTCATAAGCCTTACCACAAGTAAGACATACTCTGTTATTTGCCATTTGTTTCTCCATTCTGATTAGAATCAGTCTTCGTCAACCTCATCAGCATCGTAAACGCTATACAGAATCTTGTCATCTCCACAATATTCGATCTCTAGATCACCTTTGAAATCCATAGTTGCAGTGTCAGCACTAACTGGAACAGTGGTTTCCGGAGATACCTGGAATGATGGCATTACAATGTAATCTGCTTTTAGCTCATTTTTCTTACATGGATTGTAGTATGTAGCTTTCATAATTGCGTATACAGATGTTGGGAATTTGTTTGCGTTATTGTGAATTACAGCACCAGTCTCTACTTCACGGTCATAACGAACAAAGAACATCTCTGCTTCATCATCTAGTGGAAGAGTCAGTACAGCGCCTTCTTTCGAAATAGAGAATTTGTCTGCAGCAGCAGTCGTATCCATAGTATATGTTTTTCCAATAGAACCATCACCAAAATACTGAGCTACTTTTACGGAACCTTCTACATATCCAGTAATCGTAACGGTTTTAACACCATTTTTAACATGCATAAGTCTTGGCATTTTAACTTTACCACTTTCAGATGCAAAGATTGGCTGAGATCCAGAAGATGCAGCAACGATATTGGTGTTAACAAAAGCATTTGTTGCAGAAAAAGTACCTGCTTTAGACTTCCAAATCTTCTTTACAAGATTACCATTTTTATCGGTAACATCTGTAGATTCAGCAGTGATTTCAATATTTGCATCACTTAATTGGGTGAGTACATATTGTGGAATACCAGTACCTTTATCTTCTGCATAAAAGTATAGAATCTCTTTATAGATTTTGTCACCTAATTTAAAACTCATTTGTTTTTCCTCCTTAAATTTTTGTATAAAAAAATCATGCAGATCCTTTAAGATCTCGCATGAAATTAAATTCATTTTTTGGAATTTTTGATGTATCAACAAATCCAGAATAACTGCCATTAATGACAGCATGTGTTGATTCATAAATTTGAAGTCTTTGTACACTATCATAGAATTCAACAATTCCAACATTGCGTAGTTCATTTTTTTTATATTTCGATCCAGGGTGATTCAGATAGAAAGAAATCATAGATAATAGACTTGGTGGTTTTAAAGAATTGTCTCTTTTCATCGCCAGCAAATTCTGTTTGTCTCTATTGATAAGATCTCTTTTAAGAGTCTTGCTAGAAGTGAATTCCTCTTCTGGCGGAAATGCATGAAACATATATTGAATATATTTACACATTTTAATTCGTGTTGGTTCGTCAATCTTTATATCTTGAATAGGATTATATAAAATAACACTTTCTTTTCCATCTTTTTCTTCGGTAAAGAAAGAAAAACCATGAAAATCAATATCACCAAACATCAGTTTTGAATATTCCAAATCAATACTTTTGATCAAAATGGAAAACAATTGCTGATTTGTGATATCATTCCAGTCAATTCCATTGTTCCAAAGTTGTAAACGACATTTTGTTGTATTTGAAATAAATGGATAAATAACGGATTGTATATTTTCTTCTCCGTATGTTATATAGTCCTGAATTGATGGCTGATGAATTGTGATTTTATCATTCACTACATAATCATCTCCAAAATATAGTTGAAGAGGATTAAAATCTAAGCGTTCTTCTTCTTTATTTTCTTCATTTGCTATCTGTGCTTCAATTGCACTTTGTACAAGATCATTATTCGCAAACCCCATAATTTACCACCTTTTATTACTATAGAAGGATTTACCATTCTCTGTTTTTGTAATATTGTTTGGTGTAATAATTTGATATTGTAAAGTACGTACAAGATAATTATTATCCATCGTTGATTCTTTATCCAAAGATGGAATCGGATTTTCAACCTCAGTTCCAATCCATGAAAATCTATCTCGCAATATTGCAGCAATTAGATCATGTCTTGGCAAACCAGTAAGATCATCTATAACATCTTTTTCATGGATAAATATTGTAAAAGTAAGAAGAAGTGTTTTTACAGAATTATTATATCTTGCTAAGTCACTAAAACTTGTTTGATAACATACATAATTCCTAGAATCTGTTTCTGTTTCTGGGAAAAATATGTATGGACGGATATGGGCATTTTCACCAAAATAACGATCCCACTCACCCAATGGTTCGCCATCTGCATCAACGTTTAAATTTCCATCATCGTCAAATAATTCGGATTCCAACTCTGCATCATGAATTGCATACAGTAATTCTGGACAGTGTAATAATATTTGATATACTTGATTTTTGATACGAATATTATCATCATCTGGATTATGTGTATACGCGCGTAATTTATTAAGCATATCATCTTTTGTATGAAAGGAGTATTCATTTATTTTATTCATTCAGATACCCCCTATACAGTAATTTCAAAATTTTCAGCTACTCGAATAATGTTATTATTTAAAGAAATATCACATGATATTAATAATAATTTCCCTAAATAATTTCGATCGTTGATAAATTTCATTTTAATTTGATTATATTTACAACCAGATTTTGACCACGATACATGATCAGATAATTCATTATTTTCTACGGAGCATTTCCAAGTAAATTCTCCTCCTTTATATTGATCAGATATGTCATTGCGATCCTCGTCTAGTATTTTTATAGTAAACAGTTTATAACTGCCACCAACTTTTACATTGGTAGAAGATGCTATAATTTCTTTATTTATACCGGCAATTTCTCCAGGCGTTGATGGTTCGACTTGGATAACAGACGAATCATAGTAATCAGCATACATACCAATAATCTTGCCGTTTTCGTCACGTTCAATATAATCTCTGTGTTCATCCCAAAAATCTTGATAAATTGTAAGCTTTTGGATTCCGACAGGTTTTGTATTTTCTATTTTTGTTACAGACCATACCAAAGGATGCTCTGTTGGTGCGCTAATAATAAGACGCATTGTTTTACTAACATCATCGTTATACCAAAATTTTTCAGTAATTGGATTTAATGGGAGCCAGATTTTATCCTGGTTATCTGGGTGGGCAAAATAGTGGTCTCTGTATTTTCCGGTTGTGTACGAATTCTGGTTTCGAAGCACACCCCACATTTTCCGCTTAATTCTGTTTTGACCAGTTTTTTCAATCCATGTCAAATTATAATCACATGGAAGAATTAAATACTTCCGAAATTGGTTTGCAATTTCTCTACCGACAATTAACCATTTATGATAAATTTTATTATCATCTGGAATATCGATATATACAAATATGTTCTTAATAAATTCGTTATTTTTATTAAGTTAAATTATGCAACTTTTGATTTATATTTTGATAGGTAAATTTCATATTTTCTGTAAAGAAATAACTCGGCATCATCATAAATCCAGTCTAAAAACTTTATACATTGATTTCTGCCAGAAATAACAGTTTTATATATTTTACTTTTTTTATTTGATAAAATAACTGAACAATGTATATCTAAATTAGATTCAATAATTTTTTTTAATCCATTGCAAAAATCTTGTGTTCCGCAAATATCAACGGCTCTAATTTCTTTTTCATTAGATAAGTTTGTAGCATGAATACAGCCATCTCCGTCCATTACGCCTCTAATGAAATGTCTGTGTAAATACTTATCAAGGAAAAACGGATATGTAATAATATGTGATTTTTGAGGCACTACGCCTAATTTGCATAAAGAATTATGCATATGCTCACTTTTTATCATTAAAGAAAATATGTCTTTATGATTAGGATTGTTTTTTGAACGTTGGTCAAAATATAGCGGCTTATTCATACATTTTAATTCCTTTTTAAAAGATTCTAAAATATGTAAATCTCTTGCTTGCAGACCTAATTGAATACAATTGTTTTCCTTTGAAACATTTCCATCCGCATACATAAATCCTAAAAAATAAGCTTTATTTTGTGTGTTTACTACATCAAAATATTCTTGATCTAAATCATAATGTCTTAGCCATTCTTCTTGTTTTCTTATTGGAATTCCATTTTCCTTTAAAATTCTTCGGACGGTTACACTTGAAGTTTTATTGTTTTTTGCAACTTCTTCTTGTGATAATCCGTTTTGATATTCTTGACAAACACAGTCAATCATTCCCTGTGTAATCTTTGTTTTTCTTATTACAATGTCATTTTGCTTCAAATACTTTAAAATTGTTGCTGGATGTAACTCTAGTTTATTTCCAATATCTTTTGCAGAATATCCTTCTAAATATAAATTAATAATTTTATTTATTGTTTCATAAGTACATTTTTTCGACATATATTCTCTCCTAAAGAATTGTATGGTAAAAGACCATAATCTTTGTATTAGGAGTACAAAAGAAAAGGAAGCTACCCTCTGTCTGGTCTTAATATTTTAATTTAGATGCATAATTTAATTTCTCTTATTTTCATAAGAAGTTCAGACTATATCTTCATCCTAAAAGGATGCTCTCCGCAGGACTCACTTGAGTCTCTTAGTCGTTGAACCTTCCTCTGTTCGAGGCTTGGCTGCTGATCGCCCATTAAAAAAGATGCTACAGTCCGTAGACTAGCATCTAATAATCATTATCTATTTATTTTTTTTACGTTCGCACTTGCGTATGTTTCATCGCTATGCTGTAGTATAAATAGCTTTAGGGTTTTCCAGCAATTCAAAGAGTTTTCTCATATTGTTACCAATATAAGGGGCTATATATAACCCAATCGGGAAATCGGCAAGATACCGTTCGTGATAATCTGTTTCATAATAATACAAATCATCATTCTCGGAAAAAGAATATTTTTGAGACGGACGAAATTGTAGATAATAAGGAACCTGATCCTTATCTATAGACTGATAAGAATTAATAATAAACTTTGCATCAATTGGAGTTTTGGTTGTATTGTCATAAGTCATATTCTGATTTTTATCTGGCTGATCATCATGGTAAAAATCATATATATAACACTTTTTTGCCTGGATGTCATGATCAAATGTTTGTTCCATAAGAAAATCTGAGTTTTCTTTTGTTATTTCACCAATTGTTTTTGCATCATTTGATCGTAGGCTTGATATACGTCTAGCTGTTGATAGGTTTGGCATGACTATTTACCTCCTCTAACATAGCTTTAATATATCCATGAGAATCTAGAATGGCTTTTCTAAATATTCTATAACTATATTTTGGACTATCTATTAGATCGTATGCCGCCTGTAATGTCGAAATTAAAAGCAGCATATCATTTGGATAACCTAATAATGTATTAAGTCCACCGAATTTAAATAGAATATCTTCAAAGTATTTTTTAAAATCATCATCTGAATTAAAAATTCTGTCTGTCACTAGCTTATCTTTATATAAAAGTAATCTATGAATATTTTTGTGCATTAAACATGCTGCGTTTTTTATTTGTTCGTCAGAAAAAGTTCCATATAAATAATCCATATTATGTACCATTATTAATATAAGAGTTATAAAGATAACCATGATCTCTAATAGTCTTACTTAATTCCTTCTGTACATTTTCTAATCTTGTCTGAAGCAATCTGTATGGATTGTTTAACATTTTTTCTTCTTTTCCACCAACCATCATAATGGTATAATTCAAAGAATCAACTCTTGGACTGAGCCATTCAATTGTAATCCCTAGAACAAATAATTTGCACACATATTCAATATCAGAACTTTCATCTATTGTATTTACAAGATTAAAAGAAACTTCTTGCAGTTCATCGTCCAATACAATAGAAGAAAAAAGTCTTCTGATTCTTGCATCTCCAAGCACATTGTGTAATCGTTCTGTGTAAATCTCATAAAAATCATTAGAATTCAATGCTAATTCTTTTGGATCGTCGATCCTACCCAATGCTCTTGAAAAGATAGTTTCATAAGGAAGTATCATCTTGACCTCCTTTATTTAACAAATAATTCACTTAGAAGATTAAAATCCGAATCAAAGATTTCACTGAGTTTTCTTACTTTTGCAATACTGTCAAGATGACCATTAGCAATCTCTGTAGCAATCATCTGTTCCAGGATGGTTCTTGTAGCTTCTGGCAGCTCTTTGATTTCCATTTCCATCTGTCTTGTAGGCATATCAAGAATTTTAAGTAAATCATTTCTTGTGTACATTTTTTCATATGCTCTTTTTACAGTAGGAAAATCTTCCAGTAAATCGTCATCCAGGATAACAAATCTTGGTAAGAATATATGGTCTGAACCTTTTCTAATCAAAGAAACAAGGTCACGATAATTGATTTCGCAATCATATCCATAATCTTTGAATTCATAAATATTTCCAGATTGAGACGTGATGTTTAATCCACCATAACATACTGATCGACACAGAATGTAATCTGAATCTGTAAATACCTTTTTCTCTTTTTCGATTTTTTCTTCAATTGGTTTTTCAGCAATAACCTGTTCTTCTGCAGTTACTTTTGTATCAACTTTAGTAGCTACTTTTCTAGTTGTAGTAGCGGTTTCCTTTTTTGCTCGTGCTGTCGGCATGGCTTTCCCTCCATTAAAATAGGAGAGTAGTAATTATGCTACCCTCCCAATATTTCTTATACTATAATTCAGATTAGTCCTCTGTAATGGTCCATTGACCAAATACTTTTCCTAGTCTTGTAGATACTCCAAGCTCTCTCTGAACTTCGTATTTCATGATATCAGAGATATTACTATTAGCTGTTCCACGCTCAGTGATTTCCTCGATTAAAGTCTCACCAACATCAATCATATCAACCATTTTGTCATCACCAGAAGCAAATACATAAAGAACATCATCTTTATACATATCTTTTGTAAGATCATTCTTTGCGAATCTTTGTGGAATCTCAATTAGGGTATAACGTCCATAATTACCGAGACGACCCATCTTTGCTACATCCTCTTTCTGAGAACTTGCGATCCAATTAACATCAATAAGACCATCAAGCTCCTGAAGACCTACCATAGTTCCCATAATAACAACTTCTGCATTGTCATTTGCTACAGATACATTCTGAAGAACTTTGTTAAATTTCTTTCTATTTGCTGCGTTAAGTGCGCCAGTCTGAACAAATTGTGTCTGTGCGGGAAGTTTCTTGTGTGCTTCTAGAATCTCTGCAAAAATAAGCTCTTGTGATAAAACAACAAATGCTCTTGTAATAGCATCAACTAGCTTTGTCCAGTCCTCTTGTCCGATTAGGTATCTATCGATATCAGCACCAACAGCAGCACCGTAAACATCCGTCTCAACAGAATAGGTCGTGTTTTCTGGTAGTCTCTGTAACATAGTGTCATGGTGTCTCTTTCCCATTCTTGCTACAGAAAGAATAACATCATCATGTTCATTGACAAAAAGATTTTTATCTCCTTCTTTGATATTTTTATAATTTACAAGAGCATTGAACCACTCGTTTTCTTTGAGGCCAGTAGAGATTGTCCAATCGGTTACTTCCTCAATTACATCAAAGAACTGGCGACCATAATCTCTATAGGCACGCTCTCTTTCTCTGCGAGAAGAATCCTTTGTGAGATTAAAAATTCTAAGAGATACTTCTCTAAGTTTATCTTCAGCCTCTCTCTTAGAAATTCCGTCATCAAGTTCATCTTTATATAGATCAAACATCAGATTTTTTACTTCTTCATAAGAAGTTTTCATTTCATCGAATACATTAAGTACATGTGCGCTAAAATTCATCTTATTCATTGCTTATTCCTCCCTTCTTTATAGTTCTGAAACTTTGTGTTTCTGACTTCCAGCTTCAACAGTTACTTTCTTACCAGCGACAGGTGTACCATCAAATGCATCTGCACTAAGTTCGTAAACATCTGTTACTGTAAGAACAAGACCTCTAACTGTTTTCGTTCTTTCAGCAGTTGCTTTGTTGAAGAAGTTAGATGTCTTTGTAAACTCACTGTTGTATGTTTCAGCGATTTCTGGAACCTCATAAATTAGAATTGCTGGTGCATTCACATCAACTTTTTTAACCTCTACATACCAATTTCCATTAGCTGCTTGTTCGAGAATTTCACCCTCAAATCCTGCTGGGGCATCAGCAACTTCATACTGATCAAAGCTTACGTATTTACCTTTTCCGCAAACTGTACCGTTATCTGTGTCTTTCTTAATTACCATGTTTAAAACTCTTCCAACTTTGTCTGAAAGGACTTTAGTTGGGAACGCAACGTGATGCTGCTCAATAGACATGCGAATTGCCATAGTATTTATCCTCCTGTTTTTTGCATAATAAAAAGACCGCCATTATGACGATCCTTAAAGTTAAAAGTTATTTTGTTTATTTATTTTTCTTCTTCAGCAAACAGTTTTCCATATCTGCTAGGTTTTGAAGTTTTTTTATTTACATTTACAAATTGTTTCTTTGATGTAGCTGTCTTTTCTTCTTTGTTAGAAAGTGCGAAGTTACCATGTTCAGAAACATAATCTGAATGAAGAACTTTAATTTCTGTCTCAAGATCAGCGAGAGAGTAGTTATCCATTTCAGAAACAAGTTTCTCATAATCTTTATTTACAAATTTTCCTTCATTGTCTTTTTGTGCAAGAATTGCATATTTTTCAGAATCAAGAATTGCTTTTTTCTGCTCACGAAGTTCGTTTAACTCAATTTCTTCTTTAAATGCTTTTAATTCTGCATAGTTTGAACGCATTTCTTCGATAGAAATCTTCTCAGATTCTGTAAGAAGCATTGCAAACATTTCTGTTCTCTCTCCAGCAAGTGCAATATTATCTTCATCTCTTGTATAGGACTGTTTGTAATATTTATCACTATCCCAATCCTGCATAATAAAATACTCATCATATACCTGAGACACATAACACCATTCAGAATCATTTCTATAAATAGAACATAATGCATTTAATGCGTATCTGATATCTTCGAAGGAAATGTCGAATAACTTATTGAATAGCTCATCTTTTGAAAAACTTTCTGTTTCAGATTCTGTTGTAGTGGTATCTTCAGTTTTCTCTACGACAACTTCTTGACTTTCTTCTACTTCCTCAGTAGTTTCAGTTTCTTCTTCGGAGGTTTCCTCAACTGTTTCCTCAGATTCTTCTTCTGTGGTAGTCACTTCCTCTTCAGACTCTTCTGTTTCAGTTACTTCCTCAGTTTCAGTAACTTCCTCTTCAAAGTGTTTCTTGTTCAATTCAGTTCCTCCTTTCATAGTTTTTTCTTTTTCTATATTGAAACGTGCATCTAATTCATCAATACTAGACTGCATCGCATTCAATTTTTCATCAACATATTTTAATAAGCTATTATTTTCAACACTAAAATCTTCAAGAGATAGGAAGCTTCCCTCCATTCCCTCTCCAATAGGCGTACCATCTTTTTCACTACCCAAGCAAGTGCATCCATTAAATCTAAAATGATCTAACTGAAGATAGTGCTTTTCAGCATTGTAGCTGCAATCGTAGATCAGCAATTCGCAGCTTACCTTTGTTCCACCTTTTGATTTTATAATATCTGCTGTACGTGTGTACTCGATTGGAATTGCAACTTTAGCAACTACATATGTTTTATTTTTTACTTTGTCATATTCTAGATATGGATCATCAGCGGTAAATGTACCTACCTGATTTTCATCATATACTTCATACTCATTGCCATCCTCATCTTCCTCAATATGAAAGTCATGACTATGAAAGTCCCATGTTCCATCGTCAAGCTGATGAATTGATGCAAGTAAAGGAGAATATTTTAACGTAGGCATTGCCTCAAGCATTGATTCCTCTGAAATATAACTATTGTTTCTATTTAAAAGAGTGTGACATACACGAACTTTTGCATAAAGTTTTCCATCGTCGGACTCTTCGATTTCTGCTTTTGAAAAATCTTGAATTGATTGAACGACAATTGGTTCGTTAGATTCTTTTGATGAAAAATTATAAATTTTTTTTGATTCACAAAATTTGATTAAGTCTTCAACTGTAAAAAATTTTTTGTTCATATTTCTTTGTTTTAACCTCCCTTCTGTAAAAATTGGTATAAAAATACCACTCAAGAAATAGAAGAGTGGCTAAAAAGTAAGTATATTGCTATACTGTATTTTTGATTTATCTATATTTGAAAACTGAAGTTTGTCAGTATTCAAAAATATG